CTTACCCCCCTCGGGGTGTAAACGGATGACGGGAGACGTATCTTTGACAGGAACCCGTGAAAACCTGGTGGTCGGGTGGTCGCACTGGCGTTCCCACCCTCGGTGGTGAACAACTAGTAATCGACCAATTGCCTTGCGGCCACGTGCTCGAGAACCCGATAGGAGTCCTCGAGTATAACGGCTTTCAGTGTTGGTTCCACATCAACGTATGTCAGGTCCCAATGGTCCAGCCAAAAGCTGGTGAGGTCATCAGCAGTGACCAGATCCTCCCATTCCATAGAGCCAAGGAGCATCTGTTCAATCTCGTCGGCGTACGCGGAATGCACGCGAACGTGCCACGTAACGCCTTCGACGCTGAATCGGCCATCGGACCGTTGTAAATGTAGGTTTGCCCTGTCCCTGAACATGTCCCTCAACCTGTGACAGTATCGGAACTCGTAACAGTGAGAAAGGGCTTTGCCTGCCATGTACTCGTCATCAGTCACGCCCTCGTTAGAATTCGGCCTTGCGTTGAACTTGGCGAGTATCTTCCCGATGAAAGGCATCATAACATGACCATTCTCACCCCTGCACACTGGGTAAAAGTGCTTGGACAGGAAGTGAGCGTCAGATAAGCGCCGGTGTGTTGTCACCTTTGCCACCATGTGGCACCGGCTGGCGACGCTTATGTAATGCCTGGAAGATCTGCGTACTCGCTTGGCCAACGCGGCCAGAATGTCGTCTCCGAGAAGTACGACACGAGCGGGGGGAACTTTGTACAAACGGCTCCAGCAATTGAATATACAAAGGTTCCAAAAAGAATTTCTGAAGGTTCCGTCCGTGGCTCCGGAAGGTAACTGGTTCTCAACGACGGCCGACAGGCCGTACTTCGAATTATGCACTGAGAATTTGTTAGTCTTCCTGTGGAGCTCGACGAACCACTTCGGTGCGCCCAATCTGCGGATGAACATGCACTCAAGCTCGATGACATCCTTGACCTGACTTTTATCATTAGCGGAAAAGTCAGCCTCCAAGAAGCTCTTACTAGGGCCTCCCTCCAGAAATTCTACAATCTCTGGGGTATGTTGTCTGTAGGACACCCTGAACTTCATGTTGTCAAGTTTATCACCAAGCAAAGTGAACCTGTCCATCAAAGCCTTGA